AATTTTGCTGCCTTCTTTAGCTACTACAACATGTGATTTTTTTGGGTGACTGGGGGTACGTTTTGGTTTGTTATAACCACTAACGCCCGCTCTTGCTAATCTAGGATCTTTTTTTCTTTTTTCTGCCATAAGTACTTACTCTTGTTGGTTTACCGCCTACACCTTGAGCTTTAGCTCGTTTACGTTTTACCGCACTCTTTTTTTGTGCCTCTGTCATACGCGCAGCTTTAGCTTTAGGTACACATTTTGGATATCCTTTACTTTTAGTAGAAGCTTTTTTTCTTCCACAAGGCGCATACCCGCCACCTTTTTTCTTTCTGCCTATATCAACCCACTCTTCATTAAACCATTTAGTGAGTCCACCTGTAGGCTTAGCCACTATCTGTAGCCCCCGCCTCTTTGTTTGTAGGTCTTAGTCAACCAGCCTGAAGCGTATGCTGAAGGCCAAACTTTAAACTTACGTTTAGCTTCTGACTTTACTCTAGCATATAAGCTTGGATTAGTAGGAGTTGCCCCCTTTCTTTTACTCGTTTTCTTTTTTACTGGTTTTCTTGGCATTATTTTTTCTTCCTTGGGCGCCCTCTTTTCTTTGGCGCTTGTGGTTTATCGGGTGTTAATCCCCATTTAAAAAGTTTTGCATAACTTTTTTTCATTTTTTTAAAAAACTTTTCAATGTATTCCATATAAAAAACTCCTGCCATAATCAATAAGGCTATTATTATAGTATACCAAATGATGTTCACTTTCTCTTCCTGCGGGATGTTTTTGTGCGTTTAAAAGATCTATTAGATTTTTTCGATTCCATTCTAATATTCTTTACTTTAGCATTTAAAGGATTGTTATCTTTATGTGCTACATCTTTACCATCGCCTTTTTTAGCTTTACCTAAGCGCACCATAATACGCCTAGACTTGTTGCGTCCAGCTCTGCGTTTTTTTTGTGTTTCTTTTGAATGGTAGTTATCGTACTCTTTACGATAGTTTCTTTTAGTAGCCACTACTTACCAGTTTTGTCCATGGCCTTTTTGTGTGCTTGGCGCATGGTGTCTCCCATGAGCATACGTCTTTTCATAAAAGCCATATGTTTTGCATTGTGGTGTTTGCTGTGTCTTTTTAAAGCAGCTTCTTGTCGTTTAGTAATACTTTTCTTTACAACTTTTTGAAGAGGTCTAGTTTTAGTTCTTGCCATTTTTCTTCTTAATAATATAAGTTTTACCCTGTTCAGGCGATGGTGTTTCTGGGTTTACTCCCATCATTTTTCTAATAATCTTATCAGATATTTTTGCCGCATTTATTAATTTTGGTTCATAGGGTTTTAATTGATGATCAATAACATCATAAACTTCATCTACTGTTTTTACTTTTCCAGGTGTGCCCTTGCCCTTCGGAACTCGTGTACCCACTATTTTTTCTCCTCTTTCTTTTTATCCATAGGTATATTGTCAAAATACTCTGAAACTTGTTCTGGACTCATAAGAGTATATTCATCAGTTGAAGAAGCATATTGGGGTGGTTTATGCTCAATCTTAATATTTTTTATTTTACCTAAACTTTCGTTAGACTCTACTTTACCTTCTTTTGACTGTCTCATTTTTTATTTTGTATGGCTGCAGTAATAATATCACCGCGAGTTACTTTATTTGGGTCTCCATATAAAGAAGCAAGCGTACCTTTTTTTCTTTTCTTTTTGCGAGCTTTTGCTGCTTGCATATATTTTTCATTAGCCATTTGATTTCTCCGATGTTGATATTAAAAAATCAATAATCTTTATCTTATCATTAACCTCTGCTAGTTGTCCTATGAGCTTATCTAGTTCAATACTAAAAGCTGTATGCTCAGGAATACTAGTTGGGTTATTTAATAAAACCTCTAAATCTAAAGTTATTTGTGCACGTTGACCGTGCAGCACTTCCTTTTGTGTGCAAAGCACTCCTAGCTTATCCATACTTACCTACTTCTTTTTCTTTTTGCCGTAAGACATTTTCATTGACTTAGGTTTTTTAGTCATAGATTTCTTTTTACTAGGTTTCTTTTTGCCGTAGTCCATAGTTACTCCTTATCTTTTCTCCAAAGATCAAAAAATGGTTTTTCAGATTCTTTTACACCAGGAATAGTCCCATCATGATCCTTTACTGTTGAGTAAGAACAACTGCAAAGATCTTTATATGTGTGGGGCTCTTGGTGGTCAAGAGGTTTGTTTATGCCTGTATCCTTCATGGTTTTATCTTACCTTATTGTGGTTTAGTTGGCCATACTACACTATCAATATCTGTTACTGATGAGTTAGTAGCCGGCACGTCTCGTAAAGCTTGTCTGTATGTAGTCCACTCTGCTTTCTTTTCTGTTGTCAAAGGGCTATCAGGGCTTTGTGTCCAATCACATTCTGCTAATAAAAAGTCTCTAGTCCTTCTAACTTTAGGCCAAAAGTCTGGCGTATAACTTACTGCAACCCCAGCAACAATCTTCTGTGTTGCCCTGTCAAAGTCTCCCTCAATAATACTGTCGCCTTCGTTTAATAATATATCATCTACACTATTAACAGAAGTTTGTCCTTGTGTATGAATAATCCCTGTAGCGGTATTATAGATTGAATAGTTTTTCATAATTAAGTTGTATTATCTATGTATACATACATACTTTGATATGTACTGTTATGTACGGACCCCGATACATTAAAATTCATTCGCCAATAAACTGTTTCTTGTGAGCTAGACATACCTGTAAGTGTGCCTTGCCACATAAATGCGTATGTTCTAAATACTCCCGCATCTGCCGCTACTACTGGTGATAAAGACACCCAAGTAGACCCATTAAAACTATATTGAAGGGTGCCATTTCTTACGTCTCCTAAAACAGCACTATATAAAACCTGATACGTTGCACCATTTCTTACATTGTTTACTGTAATAGGTAGGTAAACGGCTTCAACACTATTTATTACATCGCCTGGATAGCTTCCATTATACTGACTAGCACTATTATAAACGGCTAAAGGTACTGTGCCTCCTGTTTGATTAAAAATGTCAGCACTTACATCAGCAAAATGTTTTACATTTAATGTATCAACATTAATTCTTGCAGAATCTATTTGACCTGCAGTAATTTTTGTAGCGTTTAAACTTAATATCTTTGCATTAGTTACGGCTAAATCTTGAATTTTTCCCTCTGTGACAGCTAAATTACCGATCTTTCCGTTTGTTACAGCAAGGTTTGCTATTTTACCTTCTTCTACAGCTAGGTTAGCAATTCTTGCATTTGTTATAGCACCGTCTTGAATACGTGCACTATCAATAAAAACAGTGCCTCCACTTACAATAAAAGGTGCTGTACCAGAGGATCCATTCCAAATAGCAAACTTATCTGCTCTAAACTGCACATACGATTGAGCCCCCGAACCACTACTTGCATTTGAACCAATAACCATACCAGCAGAAGAAACACTTCCGTTAGTTTCGGTAGCAACTTGTAATACGTACATGGCATTAAGATCACCATTTATGTTAGCTGTTGTAGTATTTAAAGTACTTATAGAACTAGTATTGCCATTAACTGTACTAGTTAAATTAGTAACATTAGTAGCTGTAGCACTTTGGGCGTTTGTAACGGTAACAATATCGGACTGAGCTGTAGCCATAGCGGAAGTCAAAGTGCTCCCAGTGAAACTTGTGGTACCAAATAAATTAACTAAGGTTGCATCGCGTCCTGCTACCCAAGCATTGTTTGCTACATTTCTTGTATAAATTTGACCATCATCTGTATCAAACCAAATATCGTTTGGTTGTAAAGGATCACCATTAGTTCTAGTGCTAGGTTGACTAGAACTTTTAATAATAGTCGCTGCTGTTGTACTTGTAGCTAATAAATTATACCCAGGTAAATCTGCCAGGGTTTCACTTAACTCGGTCATAACCGCTGCTATATCTTGCAGCGTTGTAGCTTCTGCTCCGTTGGTGTTGTTAAAAGGTCCCTGTACATCAGATGTGCTTACATAGCGCACCCAATAATAATATGTTTCTCCATAACCCACTTCATCGGTATAAATAAAAGCAGTTGTTGTAGCTCTTAGTGTAGCGCCAGCTAAATTATTATCTCTTGAGCGCCATATTTCTGTGTAAGCATGATTACCGTACGGAGCACTAGCACTTGTACCATTCCAATCTAATATAACTTGAGTAAAAATCCCTTCTGCTGTTAAAGATACCGGAGCGGGGGGTATAGATAAATCTCCCGGTCCAGCATCAGGGGGACCAAAATCGGTTGGTCCTAAGCCTGCGTTTGGATCAAAAGGATTATCTTTTAGTTTTACAGCAAGACCACTATCAATTAGTTCTCGTAAAGTTACTGCTCTGTCTATTGGGTCGCCAAGTTGTCCTAATCTTATAGCAAGAGCTTCTTGCATGGCTTTTAAAGAACCCGCAAGTTCTTTGTCTACTTTAGCGGGGATTGGTTTTAGCCCCGGTAGTTTAGTACCAGTGGTAGCCATTAAATAGCCCTTAGTTCGTCTATAGACTCACCTATACAAATCTCATTAACTGTTTGTGCTGAGGATACTTCTATAGCAAAAGTACGATGTACACTTGCTGGGAGTCTAACTATTGGTTCATATATAGTAGTAGCACTAAAGCTAGGTGTTGTACCTGTAACTGAATAAACACTGCCAGATGTGCTGATGGTGGCGTCGTATATTACAGAGCCATCTCCATAAACTTTAAGTGTTACAGGAAATGCTTCTGCATCTACCTTAGCAAAACCCATACTAGTTGGCTTTGCAGTTACAAACTCTTTCGATTTCCAAGTAAAAGTATCGTTGGTTGTGCTGCCTTGGAATTTCTTAATATCATCATCAATAATAATATAAAGTTCATTATCATCAGGATCAGTAAAGCCCCCTGGTACTTCATTAGACTCACTTAATTCTGTAAAAGTAGAATCGCCGCCTCTAGGATCAAAAATAAATCCAGCATAAGCAGAACCGGTATAATAAAAACCAACATACCGGCCTTCCCATAAAAAACCTTTTATGGTTGCAGGGTAGTAGCTTGAACCCCATTGTTTTGGGTTAATTAAACCTTCGGTTAAAATTTTAACTTCAGCTCCTGATACTGCGACTAACCCATCTGGACCGGCGTACATAACATATTCACCCATGTCCACCATAGAGTTTTTACTTAGACAAGCTTGTGCTGCTTCAATACGTATAGCACTCATAGATTGTGGATCGGTGCCCGCAATTAAATAAGGCGTACCTTTTGTGCCAACAATTAAACCATTACTTGTAACAGCTATAGCTACAACTTCTTCTTCAAGAGTTATACGATAGGCTGCAGGCCAAGCGTGAGGTAAGAAAGGTTCTGAAAAACAAACGCGTTTCCCAGTAAAACCAGCAAACACTCCATTAGGCATTGCAGCTAACCCTTTCATAGGGCCATCGGGGTATAAACTAGTATCTTCGTTTGGTGGGCCAATCCAATAAGTAGAAGGAATAATTTCAGCTAAATCAGAATTTGCAGAGGTATCTGTAAAAGATGTAGTTGCTAAAGTAACTTCGCCAACAAACTGAAAAGCGGTTGTATTAGAGCCAGTATTAGATCTGTATATACGTTTTTTAAAAAGATTAGTGTTTGTTCGACCGGTGCCCGAGGTACTTGTTTCAAGGCCCGATATTGTTACAGTCCTATTATCATCCGTGGTTATAACAGTTGATGCAGCAGAAGGAGGCCCCTCTTCTCCGTAGACACTAACAAATGTATACACATAAGAAGTACTAAAATCAATTAAAGCGCTTGATTCATCATTAAATGTTGCGCCATCGGTAACAGAGCTAGATGTACCTGACGAAGTAGTTGCACTATTTACTTCAATTGTTAGGGTTGTTGCACTAG